ACAACCACGAATTTCCCGTTCTGAATCGACCAGCGGAAACCGTACTTGTTCGCCCAGTCCCTAGCGTAATCTCGAGTCATGCCAAACATGACCTTGCCGCGGGAAAGCGCTTGCGCAGTGCCTGCCGCCGATCCAGCAATTAGCCCGCTCGTGTCATCGGCAAATTTAACGGGCGGCGTACCATTGGCCGACGTAGCGCCAGCGATGGACGATATGACTTGCTGGGGCGTTTGTCCTGCCGCTATTGACTGGCTGATGACGGAGAAGTTGTAGAACTCGTCGCCATCGGCGCCCCAGATGTCGACATAGCTATCGACGTTTCGCTCACGTCCCGTCGCGGTTTGCTTGATCGATCCCTGGAAGATGATGCCGAAGTTACCCCCCTCGTATCCAGCCTGCAGCGTCACCGTCCCGAACTCGGTTCCGATCTTCGCGACAGTCTGCGGCGAGAGGTTATATACCCGAACATACAGAGTGTTCGGAGTTTGCGCGTCCGAGTTCGTCGTCCGGAACGTGAACCGGAACTGCGAAAGATCGAGTCCCTGGGTTCCAGTCGAGACGATCAGGCTCGCTTTCCGTCCGAACTGATTGCTCATGCCGTGACCGCGTAGAGATGCGCTGTTGTACCGAGGTTGTCGAAAACAGGAACGGTGTCGGGCGAGTTGTCCGTTTGCGCAACGAGTTGGAAGCCAAAATTGAGGTAGCTAAACTGCTCGAGAAGATCGGCACCCGTCACCATCGGAATCCCTGAAACAATCGGATTCCCGCTCGAATCAGAGATGTCGATAATCCACGACGCGTTCGCAACGTTCCACTGCACATTAAAGCCGTATGTCGTGCCACCGATCGGAATTTTAAACGTCTGCGGTTCAGCCGACAGCGGGATTTCATAGGCGGTTGTCATGGCGCGGCGTTCACGTTGTAAGTCGGCGACGGAAGCGGGTAGACGGTTCCCTTATTCACCGTTGCGCCGTTCTGTTCCGGTTTCTTCATGTTCGACGAGTCAGGTACCGTGACAGTCTGGGTCTTTGCCATCAGGATCTGCCGGCAGCCGATACGGATGATCAGACTGTTTTCCGTCTTAGCATCCGTCGTTGTCGCCAGGGACTTGACGATCATGTTCCGATAGGCGCGCTTTCCTGTGTAAATCGTGAAGAGGAAGCGATTCGACTGCATATCCAGCAGCTTGAGATACGCCGCCTTTGATGGTGATCCCTGACCATTACTACCGAACAGGCTCACCACTCCGTTGATTGCCTCAGCAGCCCCAATCACTGCCTGCAATGCTGGGCTGGCATTTGCCGCAGCGCCAAGTATCTGGTTTTTCAGGCCGGAATTGTTCGGGCTGTTCGACCAGCCCGCAGTGATGACGAGTTCGGATGGTCTCTTGAAGGCATGATCGGAAATCGCGGCTCCCTGCTCTACGGGATGGTCCGTGATTTCCAGATCATCGGTATGCACCTCTTCAATTGTCGCGTCCGGAACAAATAGGTCGGTTCCAGTGCCTCCGTCAACCAATGGATCTGAGAACCCTCGGCGCGGTTTATGGGTGAGCAGTTGGATCAGGATCTGTCCTGCCGCAACTACGTTCCCCAATGCGCTCATCTAAATGCCCCTGCGAAGTTTCTTACCATGTCGCCGTTCACCCGGCTCTGTTCGCCACTTACGGCGCGCGCCGTTCCATGAGGATCGGACGATCCGTCGATGTGGAACGTGTAGTCCTGCTGGATGTTGACGTTCGATCCGCCGCCACGAGAAGAGCCGAGGCGCGGCGCCCCCACACCACCCGTCACGCGGTTGACATAGTCAAATGTCTCTTGTGGGACGTGAGTTAGCCAATCAGCGCCGAACTTTGAAATATCCTTGTCGAGATTTCCTTCGCCCCAGTTATACCCAGCGATGGCCTTTGTGAGGTCGCCCGCATAATGACGCATCAGGTTTACGAACTTTCTTGCGGCGGCGTCAGCGGATTGGGAGAGGTCATTTGGATCTGCCAGACCATATTCCTTGGCCGTATCATCCATGAAGCCAAAATGCCCTTTGGCTCCCTTAGGCGACAGCATCTTCTTGCCGCGCGATGACTCTGCATACCAGTCGCTATCCAGCAAGCCAGCAGGTAGGCCATACTTCTTCTCGAGCCGCGAGAACAGATCCGCTATTGATGGGTCTTGAGTCGATCCGGCAGAAGACGACCCGAACCCATATGGCGATGAATACGCAGACTTTCCGTCTGGATCGTATGTCGTTCCAGTGTTGTAGCCATGCGCGTTTTTTTCCGAGCGCGACACAAAGTGACCGCTGCCACCATATGTGAAGGCGTTCTTTATGCCGTCCCATATACCGGGCCACGTTCCGCCGCCCGATGCCCCCGCCTGCGGTCGCGCACCACCTTGGCGGGAGACGAAGTGGCCAGGCTCCGTGCTATCTTTGATTGCGTTGATAGCCTCATAGCCACCATAAGCGAGGAGGCCATACCCGCTCAGCCTTCCGAGCAACCCTACCAGGCCAGCCCCACCAAGACCTGTCGAAGCGGTTGCCAGACCGCCTACCGCCCTTGTCAGTGCGAGAACCTCTGCCGCAACTCCAAGCAACTTGATTCCGGCAAGACCAATCAGAATTCCTTTCAGGCCGCCCAGCGCATCGACTACCTTATCGATTTCGTGAGCCGTTTTATCCCAATCTATACTGTCGATCCAGTGCGCAAGCTGCTGGACGGCATCGGCGATCGCCTTGGCGACATCTCCCGCATGCGTCTCCGCCCACCTCTCAAACTTGTCGATCAGAGGCGTCATGACCGGAACGAGCTTGGACTCTATAACTATCCAAAGCTTGTCAAAGTCACTGATAACACGCCGGATGGAATTGTTGAACTCCTTTCCCGCGAACGCGGCGCCTTCAGGATCAATGCCCCACCGCTTCAGACTTTCCGCGTACTTCTTCTGCTCCTCTTCGAGCTTCGGAAGCCCGTTTTCAAGCATCAGCAGCGTGTCCGGATCGATCCCGAACAGCCCCGCATATGCAGCGGCGACATACGGCTGTTGCGACTTCATCTTCTCGATGAAGCTGGTGAACCTTTCTGCCGGATTTCCGCCTTTAACGCCCAGCGAATCAAGCAGGCTGCCCGATCCTGGATTCAGGCGCAGCGTCCTGGCGAAGTTTTCGAGCGATCCCTGCGCCTGGTCAGCAGTCAGCCCGATCTGGCCCGCCGCGTATCGCAGGGCCATGAGGTTGCCGACCGTTGCACCGGTACGCTGCGAGGCGTAGTAAAGATTCTCCATTTGACTGGAGATGATCTTTACGCCTGCAACGACACCAGTCGCCGCGGCAGAAACCGCCAAGCCGACATTTCTGACCGTCTTGGTGACGCCGTCGACTGAGTCGACGAACTTCTTCATCCCGACTTCATCAACCTTGAACCCAAGGCCTACGAGGAACTCACGAAGGACGTTATTGCTCACCTGTTACGCTCCGCTTGCTGTCTGAGTATTTCTTCGTTTGCAGAACGCACATCAAGCGCGTCATTCAAAAATGCGATGTCTTCGAGACCCAATGTTCCGTCGACCAGCGATTCATATTTGCAAAGCCCTTCCATAACGGGCCTGATCAGCCAGTCTTCACCATCAGGCAGCGACAGCAGCGCGACATTGTTCGTCTGTGCGCTACTTATGCCACTGCCGCGCCGTTGAAAAAACCGCCGATGTTCTCTTGGATAACCTTCACCGCGAGCTGGATCATCTGGCCCATGTCCATATCCTCGAACATGAGGCTACCGCCGCGCGCGATCACCGGAGCACCCTGGCCGTTCGGCTGGAGGCGCTGGCAAACGCCGAGGCAGATGTCCAGCACGTAGTCAACGTCCTCGTCCGACATGCCGGAGAGAGCGTCAGTGAGCGGGCCGAGGAATGCAGCGAATCCTGCGCTCTTGTCCGGAACGCTGCTCATACCGGCCAGCAACGGAGCCAGCCGGCGAGCAACGTGGAACTGTTTGCGTGCGTCGATACGGCCGATACGATACTTCTGGCCGCCGACTTCTACGATGTCATTCATGGGTTACACCCCGATACTGAGAGCGGGGTCCATTACGCCGATGTCGAACACCCATTCGATCGTGCCGGCTTCCATTGCGTAGGTGTTGTTCGGGAACTTCGAGAACGCGACCTGCTGGCAGGAATACTGTTCGCCGCGAACGATGTCCGATATCGCCAGCACGCCTTGGCCCCAGTTGGCCGAGCTCGTGCGCTGGAAGTTGTACATCGCTGATAGCTTGCCGTTCGTCGGCGACGTCTTGAGCAGGCGCACCGTGGCGCGGCCACCTTTGCCCGGATTCAGACTGTGCATCACCGAACCATCGGCCCCGATGACCATCGTGTTGGCGTTCTCGACGAATTCGATCGTAATGCCTTCTTTTGCATCGCCCGCGCCGTCACCCAGCGTGATCGAACCGCCGGGGCCGGTAAGGGTCGACGCCACATCTTGAAAACTGTAAGTGCTCATGTGTTATCTCGCTTATTGATTGACGGTCACGGCGAAGTCGATCGTATGAACTGCACCGGCCAGCTTTACAGCGATCTGGAACGGCACCGACTTGCGCGCGGCGCGGTCGGCCTGGCTTTGCGATGCGACGGGCGGCTGGAAGACGTAGTAGCCCTTCGGCAGGAAGTCGCCTTGATTCAGCGTGCCGAAGCCACCGCTATTCCACACACCAGGCGCGAACAGGCCGTTGTTGACGTACTGCTGGCAGACGCCTTCGATGTCGGTTGCGAGGATGTGCATGCCCGCATCCGTCTGCGGGATCTTCGTCGTGCTGGTGAACAGGCGATTGAACAGCGCGTTTTGCACGTCGATCAGGAACGCATCCATGCCTACGATCGTGTCGATGTACTCGCCCGATGCGACCTTGGCCGGCTCGATGATCGCGGTGCCGTTGTTGTACGCGACGAACACGTTGCAGTTCTTGCCTTCGAGGGCGTTCATCTGCGTGGCGTTGAGCGTTTCCGGCGCGACACCCGGCTCCTGCTTGAACTGCAGCGTGATGACCGTGTTGTTGCCGTCGTAGTCGACAGTCAACTGGCGGCCAAGCAGCGAGTTCACCGCATACGCGCTGTTGCTCGAGAACTGCGTACACGTCTTGTTGTAGCCGAGCGTCTGAAGCTGTGCGGCGATGTCGGTCGTGCTTTGCGATGTCAGAACGCCCGCTTCCTGCGTCGTGACGCCATAAAAGTGCTTGTTGTTCGTCGACTCGATGAATGCAGCGAGCGCGAGGTGATCGGCATCCGTCGCTTGCGGCACCGTCAGGCCGTACCATTGCTGGCCGAACTGGTTATCGAACAGAGCCGCAGCAGCAACCGCCGTTTCAGCAGCAACACCGTTGGCGACGAATGCGCCCGACGATGCCGAGGTCATGCCGAGCAGGGCGGAGATGTCCGTACCGCTGCCGCCCGTCAGGGTCGCGCCAGAAGGCGTTGCAACCGATGCGGCCAGCGTGAACGTATTGCCCGATGCGCCAGGCGTCTTGTAGACGACCTGGATTGCCGTGCCAGCCTGATTGACCGAGTACGTTGCCTTGACCAGATTCGTGTCAGCGGACTGGTTCAGGAACGTGACCGCATTCGCCAGCGTCGCCGCGAGGTTCGCGCCGATCAGGATCTGATTTCCGGTCGTCAGCGACGTGACGAACGTAACGAGAGTTCCGCCGATCGTGATCGTGGCCGCAGCGGTCGGGTTCACGGCGAACGTGATCGCACCGTACGCAGTCGGAGCCGAGGCGAAGCTCAGCGTCGACGTTGCGCCCGTCGTGCCGTCCGTGATGATGAATTGCGCGAAACTCGAATTCCAGACGCACGTCGAACCTGCGACGGCCGCAGCGAGAGCCGTCTGGATCAGCGCTGCGATGCCGTTCAGATTGACCGACGAGCCGAAGCTGGCCGGCGAGATGGTGAACGGCGAACCGTTGATCGTGATCGAGAATGCCGGCGTCGTGATCGCGGTGAAGTTCGCGATTGCCTGTTGAGCCGTCGACAGCGTAGCGCCGAACAGTTGCGCGTTCGTGGCGGTTTGCGCCCAGCGACCGATCAGCACGTTGGCCGGTTGGGGCGACTGGCCGAACCACGCCACTGCAGCGAGATATTCAGGCGCCGTCGTGCCAAAGTCCGCGGCGACTGCCGGCGAACTGAAGTACTCGCGCATACGGGATGCGACGTCGATCACAGGCGACGAGCCAAGAATCAACTCGGTATTCAGGTTCTGCGCCTGCGCCGCGTTCGGCGACAGATTCACTGTCCCCTGAATCAAGCGAGAGATAGGAAGTTGACTCGTCGTCATTTAGTGGGTTCCCAATGAAAAAAGCCCGCACAGTGGCGGGCCTAGAAATCGTTGCGTGAAGGTGTTACTGGTCGACGATGATCGTCTCGGTGCGCGGGTCAGAATCGACCGTCGCCTGTGCGGACAGGATGGTGAGAATCGGGTACGTGCGGACAACTCGACGGCGGATTCGCATGCTCAGATCGAACCGCCTTACCCATTGCTGATTAATCAGGGCGGGGGCAGTGACGATCGATCCAACTTCCACCAGTCCCATTTCGAACTGATCGAGCGTCGAATTGTTCTGCTGCACGTACATGCCGTCGCGTGCCTGCGAAGCGAAGTTCAGCGCATTCGCGCCGTAGAAACTGCACAGTACAGAGATGATCTCGTGCCGGATGAACGTTTCGTTACCCGCGGGGTTAAGTTGCTCGTACGAGTTCGCGTCGTGCTCGATGCCCGTCACGCCGACCGCGCACCAGTTCGTCGCCGGTTCGGGCTGCTTCGGCACAGTCGACTGCCAGCGAGGGCGCACCATGTTTCCGGGTAGGCCCGTCAGTCCGATGATGAGCTTCTGAAAGATCGAATCTAGGCCCGCGTCTTCAGGCGGTGCAGCACCGGTCGGCTGCAAATAACCGGCGATGCTTGAATCACCCGCCATTTGAACCTCCCGACAGCGGAATCAGTTCGCAGTTCGCTGCGGTGAAGCCGATCCCAAAACGGGACCAGTCGCCCACGTTGGTAACGGTATAAGCGCGACCATTCCACGTCACGATATCCGCATCCTGCCCATCGCTACCAGCCTGCAGCAGGAACCGGCTATGTACCGTGATCGAGCCGTTGATATGCGACCCTTGCGCGAGGCGCATCAGCATATCGCCGCTGTTGTTCGTCACCACGCCGTAGAAGGGCGTCGAGATGGCGGAGTCCGTCGCTATGCCGTTGTCGTCGACGGTCTGCTTTTGCCGCGCGCAGACGAGGCTATCGACGAAATCTGCGTCGAGCAAAATTTCGCTGACATCCAAAAGTGGCGGCATGGCTAGTCTTTGTCGCGGACGACGTGTGTAATGGCGTTGCGAAGCGCGCCGCTGTTAATCAACGGAATTATGCCGGCCTCGGTCTGAGCCTGCGCCGGATCAGTGCCCGAATCGACAGACTTCAGATATTCCTTTTCCTCCGGGCGCATGCTCTGCGTCTGCCGGCTCCTGTGACGATTTCGGATCGTCTCGGGCGAGAGGGCGGGAGGAATGTTGCTGCCGATCTTTTTCTTGACGGACGACTCTGCGATCAAGCCGGCTGCCGTCATTTGCCGCTCTGCGCCAGACAAGTTTCCGCCTAGCGCTGCGTCTGCAGCCTTGCCAAGCCGGTCGGCGCATTGGTCCTGCACGTCGGCGACGCCAGGCACAAGGAACGGTCGGGCAGGGACGTTATGCTCAGGAGAGCCCGTCTCCATCACATAGCCGATCTGGGCATTGGTGATAGGTGTGTCAGTACGCTCGGGAGCGCTATCAGGGATGCCGACGAGCACATCCTTTTTCGTCAACTTGTTGATGGCGTCGATGATCGACTTCATCTTGTCGGTCGTCATCGTTGCGCCAGATTTCATGTTGCTCTCAGCAATACCCGTTGATCTGCAAGCCGCCCGCGCCGAACATGCGCGCCAGCGAGAGGTAGCGCGCACCGTAGCTGGTGAGGTTCCAGAAGCCGCCGCCATCCAGCGCCGCAGCACCCGTGTCGTAACTCGTGCTGACCTTATCGACCGCCTTGGCCGACGTCGGCCCGGTCATCACACCGGGAACGCCGCCGACAGCGGCAGCGGTCTGGTCGCGCACGGACAGGACGAGGTGATGCGCCGTGACGAGCTCAATACCGATGTTGGTCAGTTCCACCCACCGATCAGCATTCACCAACGATGCCGCCACCGTCAGCCACGTCTGGATCAACGAATCCGGATAACGCGTAGGATCGTTGAATTCTGGGAAATCTGTGCGTAGCTGAGCGGGCGTGACGGTCATGATTTAGCGGGGCGATCGGTTTTGCGCGGCTCCGCCTTGGCGGCAGCAACCTCGTCAGTGTGATGCAGCACGAACCAGTGCGACTCGTAATCTGCGGGAATCTCGTCGCCAGCCTTGAAATAGAGAGGCCGGCTATCGTCGCGCAGCAGGGTGAAATCCTGATTGGCGATGCGTGTCATCTTATGCTCCGCGAAACTGCCGGGGTCGTCAACCTGCAACAACACCCGGCAACCGGTTAGATTGCGTCTCTGTAACTGACCGTAGTGCTATATCGAAACTCCACCTGGCCCATACGTGCCCAATAAGTAGTAATTTGATAGAGCGAACGATATTCCAGCGGCGTGCGCTGCAGTTCCGTCATCGGGTACTGGACATACTTCTTGTCCTTGTTGTACGCGACCATACGGTCCACCGTGCCGAGCGTACCCGGCGTGCCGCCCACGCCAGCGCCGATCAGCCACTTGAGCGGGAGGATTTCCAGCTTCGTGCCCGACTTCGTGCAGATGTTGTTTTCGAGCAGGTACGTCAGAATCGAGTAGTTCGCCGCGGTGTTGACCATCGTCGACGCGAGGTAGCCATACTGTGCCGGCGGTACGAGCAGACGGTTCGGCATCACCTTCCAGCCTGCATTCTGCCAACTGGTCGTCAAGATTTCGTTGACGTCCTTCAGGATTTCAGCCGGAGTCTTGGTCGTCCACTGCGGCGTGGTGCTAGCACCGTTCGCCACGTTCGACGGCGTGATGATCGAAGTCGAGTTGACGAGGCCAGCCGTGCCGATCGTCGCATCACCAAAATAGACGAGGTTGTCCAAGTCCATATTGCGCTTGAGGTTCATGCCCTCAACCTTCTGCGCATCGACCGGCTGGCCGAGGGCTTGCGCCTTCACCAGTTCGGGAACGGTGTACTTGACTTCAGCACCCCACAGGCGCATTGCCTGTGCGGTCTTGCCGATGTCCAGCGACGGTCCAGCGATCGCGTTGGCTTCGTTCGAAATCCAGTTGATGCCACCCGGCGTCATGCCACCCGACATAGCGAATGCCGAGTTCGTGAACGACGCGAGCTCGTCAGCCGGCGAAACGTCCGTGCGGATGTCGATGTCGCGCGACCAGGTGAATTCGACGAGCGGCTCGTTGAGCGTCTGGTCCAGACGTTCGAGCTGGCCGATCAGGAATACGCCGGTCGAGTCGAGCGTTGCCTGGTCATACGTCATCATGCCGTCGGTCGTGTATTGCCGAACCGTGCGCGGCGAAGCCATTGCAATTGCGGCAGCGCTAGCCAAAAAAGACTTGCTGTACTTACTCATTAATCCCACCTTTGTGTAGGCGTAAAAAAACCCGCAAAAGCGGGGTTAGGAGATTCAAAACAATGATTAGATGTTGTATGATTTATTTAGGATCACACACCACATCGATATGAAAACTAAGAACTGGTACGGCTTTACAGTCCTGACCGACAACGTCCCTACACAATGTGCCGGCATTTACGCGATCACACACATTGAAACCGGAATGGTCTACATCGGCATAAGCGGGGACCTTGAGAAGCGCATCCGGGATCACGCCCGGCCTTCAGGCGCGTACTCGAAACTCGGCAAAGCAATTGCGGAAATCGGAGCCGAAAACTTCTTGGTTACACCGCTTTTCTACACACTCGACAAAACCGCTGACGGTCTAACGAGAATCGAATCGGAATTGATCGTGTTGCACGACAGCATCAACACCGGATTCAATGTGATCGCCAATAGCAGCAAGGCCGGAAAGCGAGGCGAGGCGTTTCGAAGGGCGGCGTACGCGGGCCGAAATACGCCGGAGGCGATTGCGAATCGACGGCGCCTCGCTGCCGACAAAGAACTTGCCAAGAAACGAGGCGATGCCATCAGGAAGGCTCAAGCTCGCCCCGAAACAAAAGAGAAGCTTCGCAATCGTCATAGGGCGCCCATGACGCCGGAAGGGTTTGATCGCATGATGGCGGCAACCGTGGCCTACCATAATGACCCCGAGATTCAAGCCAAAAAGTCGGTGACGATGAAACTGAATCACGCCAATCCAGAATTCAAGGCGAAGCATCTGGCGGGTGTCCGCGAGGCCAATGCGAATCCAGAGAGAAACTCCAAGATCTCAGAGAGTCGCAAGGGAGGCATGTGGATCACCAACGGGATAGAGCAGACCTTTGTTAGGTCTGACTCAGAAATCCCGTCAGGATGGTCGCGCGGCAGGCTCAAATGGGCAAAGCCTAAATATTCACCGCCAGCTCCGTAATGCCATATGCATCGGCAGGACCGGTGAAGTACCAGTTCGACGGCATCGCGATCGTGTTGGTCGTGTCCGAAGCGGCTTCGAAGCCGCCGAGCGGCTTGCCGGCGGACGGCGTAGCAACGCGCACGTACACGGTGCCGCCCTTGGCTGCTGCAGCAACACCGCCGAGCGACACCATCACGTAGCCGCGCTTCAGGATGTCGGTCACGCCCGAAGTCGGCGGCGTCGACGTACCCAGCGGGTCGGTGCCGTTCGTCTGGATCGGGAAGACGCGAAGGTTCACGCCTTGCACGAGTGCCGCAGTGTCGCCCGACAGATTGATCGGCTGAACCTTGCCCGATACGTATTTGACGGCCACGCCAAACACGGTCGGCGGAGTCGCAGAGTCGATCAGTTGAGTCTCGATCGTCGCGACTTCAGCGCGTTGAAGGTCACCGGCGAAACCAGCCGGCATGCGGAATTGATAAGCTTGCAACGAGGGCATGTCGGCTCCTTAAGCTTTGCGGGTCGCCCAAAAATCGGCGTGACGTTTGTTGATATCGATTGCTTCTGCGGCAGCGTCAGTCGTCTTTCGAGCGACGCTCTTGTTCTTCTGCTTGACGAGTTCCGAGGCGGCATGGAAGGCCATCTTTGCAGCGGCACAATCCATCTTCGAAACGTCGGCATCGCCAACGATGGCGCGCACGAGGTCAGCATTGCTGTTCTCGAGCGAGGCACGGAGAGCGCGGCGACGCAGAACGCAGATGGCGTCGGCGGTCTTCTTGCCGTCAAGCTTGGCGTCGAATGTCGGCAGCTTCACGCCAGGCGCGAGGATTTCAGCGCGGGCCTTGGCGTCTTGGAACTCGTCGCGGAAGGAAGCGGAATCGTTCGTGGCCGAAACGTCGTCCTTCGGGTTGTCCTCGTCGGGATCTTCGTCTTTCGTTTCGCCCTTCTTCTCTTCCGACTCGTCTGCGTCCTTGGTCTCGTCCTTCTTTTCCTCGTCCGAGTCCTTGGTTGCGCCAGCCGATTCGTATTTGTCCATACGCTCGCTCAGAGCAGCGACCGAATCGGCAATGCCCTTGATCGAATCCATGACTTGCGCCATCGGATCGACCGGAGCGTCTTCATCCTTCGTGTCTTCCGAGGCGTTGGCCTTTTCAGCACCCGGCATGTGAATGTGGATCGCCGGCACGTTTTCAGCCATGCCAGCGTCGTCCTTGACTTCCTCAGACAGCGCTTTTTCAAAGGCTTCCGAATCGCGCGTCATGAAGAGTTTGCGCAACTTGTCCTTGAGGGACTCGGCGCCTTGCTTAATAGCCATCTGGGGTTCTCCAAGTGATGGGTGTCGTGAATCACGGACGGAACAAACTGGACCGCATCGCGGATTGGGCACGAGTGCCGCATGATTCGCCACGATGGTGGTTTGCCGCGCCCGTCCCGGCGCGATTTGCTCATAGTCGGCGTCGTATCCCACGCTGATGCCGCGCAGGCCGTTGTTGCGGACCTCGTTGATTGCGAATTTGTCGGTGATCAGAAGGTCGGCGAGCAGAAGGTCGTCTTGGTCTCCCTCGCCGCGGCGCGGGTTGTGAATCGTCCCTTTGGTGAGAACTGCCCACGTGTCCGGCGTAACGAACTCTTTGGGATGTCCGATCGTTACCGATTTTCCCAGCAGGCTCGCCAACGTTTCGGGGGCGAACACAACTTCAGGCGTGCGCTCGACGTAAATGATTCCGTCCGGGCCAGCCTCAAGTTCAGGGAACTCGATGTCGGCGTATTCCTGAATGCCGGTGCGCGCTATGGGCACCGATTCGCAGATAAGGTACCCCTCGGGGGTCTCGGACTGATTTGGTCCTAGCTCCTCATCAGCGAAAAAACCGGTCGTAGTGATCGAGTCGGTTGTGCGCTTCGATTTGCACGCGCCGCATTTGCAGGGTTCTGGCATGGCTTACTTCGCTGCAGTAATGCGCACCTGCGCGTTTTCGCCGGTCGTGATTGCGGCAATCGCCGTCTGGGCATTGAGGTTCATCGTTACCGGGACGTTAGGAATGAGCGGATGGCCGGCAGCGACCGTCACCGATGCTCCATAGCCGACATAGGCAACACCGGGACCGAGATTGGTCAGGATGACCTGGGTCGGCGTGCCAGTCGCAGGGATAGCGACTGTCTGCGACGCGCCATTGGCGGCGACGGCTGCTTCGCCGGTAAAGATGAAATCGGGGAGGGCCATTATTTAATCCGGGGTGATTGGTGCGCCGTTCTCGGCTTCGTATTTCAGTTTGCTGGCGTACCACTCGGGCGCAGCATTCATGAACGCGCTAGCCATGGACTGCAAGAAGTTGTTTCCATTCGCTTCCAGCCAGATCACGTACTCTCCGAGGATTTCTTCGTCTGATTTCATATCGATTCAATCCGTCAATATCGGTTCAGCAAAGCAGCGGCAATTCCAAATACAGCCAGGGTTCGCCCGTTCACCCGATCGCTCGTCGGCGACCGGCGGGCTATTCCACTGGAAAATCTTGCCGTTGAGTTTCTTGTGGTCGCTGCGGACTGCGCCGTCATCAGAGGTGCGCCACACGTAGGAATCAGCGCCGATGGCCTGAGCGCGGGCCTGCGTGAGCGTTGTAGCGGTCCGGGCAGTTTCTGTGCGTGCGATCAATACCGCGCGCGACTCTGTCACAGTCGTCGTGCGCTTGATCTCAGCCGCAATTTCCGTGAAACGCGTGCTGTCTTCGAGACCGGCCAGCGTCAACCGATGCACTCGCTGCGCCGCTTCACGCGGAATGCTCTGGATCAGTTCGACCTGTTCGGCGAGTAACTGACGCATCACTTGGCCAGTCGGCGCATTGCGAATCTCTTCACGCAAGCCACGGGAGAGGTCTTTAGCGAACACCTTCCACGCCTGCTCGTCACGTAGCGCGACGTCCATCAGCATGTTCGATGCCGTCTGCGTGGCCCAGCCCTTGAGCATGTCGGCGTAGGCATTGAGCAAGTGCTCGATCGTCGGCACCTGCGACATGTCGCCGGGCGTGAAGGGCGCTACTATCGATCCGACCTGCCTCGCTACCTTCCGCAGTTGCGAGCCGTAGCGCATCTCTGCGCCTCGCGTCTTGACCGGGTTGCGATCACGCTTGCGGTCAAGGGTGAGGGTCATTTACACCAATCCGGCCTGTTGTTCCATGATGCATATGCTTCGTCGGGCGTTTTCCCGATGCCCGTATATACGCGATCCGTGCAAATCCAATCGCGGTACATCCGGCAAAACGAAATACGCGGCTTTGGCATGCGGTCACCAAAAATCATTTCTTCCTCCACCGTTTAAGCCAGTCCAGCGCACTCGACGAATCGCCCGTCAGCTTCGACACATCAGGCAAGTCCATCTCGCCAGGTGGCGGGGCGTTTTCAGCCTGCTTCTCGGCTTCCTCGATATTGGCGTCGTCGATATTGCCGAAGAGTCCCGTCACCGCAGCCGATCCTTTCAACTCCTTCATGCCGGTCGGAATGTCGATCAGGTTCGCATCGAGGGCGGTCGTGATCGCCGTTACCTTCTTGACCGCTATATCGGCCTTTTCGCTTTCCGGCGAATCGTCCAGCGTGCGGAACGTGAACTGGAATCCGTCGTCTAGCGGCTTGCCGAGTGATGACATGCTCATCACCTCAAGCAAGCGCTGCAACGGCGTGCGAAGTTCCTTTTCCTGCTTCTGGTGGACCTTCTCGTGGTAGAGCCTGCGGGAACCTTCTCCCGTATCGCTCAAACCGGCCGGCTGCTGGCCAAACATGCGATCAAGCGGAATCCCTGTTGCGCCCGACAACTGCTGCGCGAACTGGATCAGCACATCGGGCAGGCCAGAGAACGCATACTGATGCGTGTCGAACTCATCCTCCAGATCGAGGAGTGTCATACCCTCGTTGGTCTGGGCCTCGCGCGTATATTTGATCTGTGCGTTAAGGCCGGCGAGGGCGGGGCCGCCAGCAGCGATGATGTCGCGCAATCCCTTTATCTTCATCACCCGCAAGTGGGCTTTGTAGACAAGTTGACCGACACCGACCGTCGCGCTGTCAAACGCAATCAGTCGATCCCAAAGCGGCTCAAGAACCGACAGGCCCCAGCCGTTTTCGCTGACACGCTGATAGAACGGCAGATCAGCTCCGTCCATGCGAATCACGCGCGAGTAATGGATATGCGCCTTCGGGATGGCCGCATAGTCGGCGATGACGTCGTAATACACCGGTTTGCCCATGTCGGGGCCGTATTCGGTCACGACGTCACCAACCGGGGGCGATACCATCCAGCGGTCAAGAACCAGCAGACCCTTGAACTGGCCTTTCCCGACAGTCTCGGGACGAAGCGGCGTCGACAGGTCTTGACCATCAATGAGCATCACGGCCAGCGAGCCGCCGTACAGACGCGCCCACTTGCCGTTCTCACACAGCTTGTCCCAGATCGCGAGCGAAACCATGTCGGTTTCAAGTTGCGTAATCTCGTCTGGATCAAGCCCGGACATTTCGATACCGCACCGGGTCATATCCTCGGGAATGGCGTCGCAAGCAGCGCGAACGATCCACGAACCGCGATATGCCGCTTCAAGCGTAATCCGATTGCGGCTCTGATATGAAAGCGCGTATGTCGATGCAGAGGACTGGTTATTCGTTCCCCAGCCCACCTGGGCCGCGGCATTCTGAAAACTATCCTGAGTGCGGACCGGTTGCGTCACGCCTGCCTTCATGTTTCGACGTGACTTGGACATTTCCTGAGTGAATCCTTTCTTGTGGCTCGCGAGCCTTTGGAAGATTTAGCCTGCTAACTTCGCCCATTGAGCGAGACCGCCGCCAATCAGGTGCGAGAACGCGCGTGACAGCGAGTCAATCTGGTCATCGAAGCTGCCGTTAGGGAACATGCGCATCTCATCGATCAGCGCGTTATTCCAACTGCCGCGCAGCATCACGACGTTGCCGACGTTCACTTGCGAGGCGAAAGGCTCGGCACGCGTTACCTTGTCGCCGGATTCGGGTGACGTGTCGACCGGATATCCAACGAGCTCACGCGTCAGGTAGAGAACCTGCGTCTTGCCAGCCTGACCAGGGTCTTGCGGGATGCTGATCTTGGTCGATACGCCGTCCTGCGAGGCGGTATTGACCATCGCTGCGTCGCGCTCATCAGGGCC